AAGATAATGTATCCAATCTTTACCTTCAATATTGCCATCATCTCTCATTACAATAAGACGTTTAAGACACATCTTCATATCTCTCATATGATTACCACCCATTGCCCATCCTTCAAATGGATAGTCTTTTACTGCGTCATACCATATACTAGCATCTTCCCAATGTGTGCCTTGCAATACATTTAAGAATTTTGTTTTGCCTTGTCTGTGTTGTACAAAGAAATCGTTGTTATGTAATGTACATTTTAAACATTCATCAAAGTCTTTGAGTCCTGTACGTTCCCTTAGTTCAGGCTTACTTGCCCAACTAGGTACATCAAGTGTCATACTCCAGTCTGCTGTATGCTCTAACCAGTTTAAAATTTTATGTCTTGTTTTGTCAGCATCTCCTTTGTATCCAGGATCGCCTGGCTTCTCAAAAAAGTTTTCCCAGTCAAATTTAATAACACCTTTACCAATTTGGAAACCTCCAGAGTCTCCTAGTATCATAGTGTTTTCTCTATCACGGTCCTGAATAATATATTCTAACTTCTTGCTTTTCTCCATATCGAGATAGGCGTGTCCTGCCGAATATAAACCCATATTGTATTTGAAATAACCTTTGTCTGCATCTAAAAAGTTTAGACCTTCAAAGCCGTGTTCGAAGCCTTCTGGAATCCTGCCATCAGGGATATAGCCTTCTATGTGTTTACATCTGCCAAGTAGTTCTGTATAGAAACCACTAATAGCAGGCAAATAGACTGCAAAATCACCTCTGTGTTTGGATAAATCCATTTTAACTCCTTGCTGGTAAGATGTATGTATATGCTCCTATACCACTATCGATATCGATTTGCATTGCTCCTGCTTCACTGAAACTTACTACACAATTACTGCTATCACTTAATCTAAGTATAGTAATAACTTTAGATAGTTCCCAACTCCAAGTGCCTTTAAGGTCACCTTCGACATTGTCGTTTACTGGGATCTTAGAACTGTCACCGTTTGGTTGTCCTATAATAAAGTGTAGTAAACCATCTTCTACTTTAGGTGTAAAACTGTTTTCATACACACCTAAAATGTTGTTAAAGAAGCCTAAGTCTTTTAAGTTCTTTTGACTAGGTACAAAACTGACGTCCCAATCAACATCTCTCATTTTAACGTCTTTTAACTGCTGGTTAACTACATCTGCTAACATAAAGCGGTACTTTGCATTATGCCCTTCTGCACTTTTAAACTCGACTTCAACTGGAATATCTTCTCCATTTCTTTCTTGTTTATTAATACTAACAGTTGCATCGTCACTATCAAAGCCTGGAAACTTTAGTAGTCCATCAATAACTGTCATTCTACTTAATCCTATTGTTGCGTCAATAAAGTCGCTAATTGGATTATGTAATTTACCCTGTATGATGACGGTTTTATCTTGGTCCATAGCAGAAATTGTTGTTTCTGTGTCTGTTCCAGATACCTTCACCATTTCAACAAATCCTAATGCGTGGGTATGCTTTAGGATGTCTTTAAAAATATCTTTTATCATTAGTTCACTCCTGTAATTTAGATATTATACATTTATTATTTAGAAAAGTCAATGTCTTTTCCACCATAATTTTAGTCTGAGAATGAGAATAAATCGTGAAACGTATTACTAGTCTGCATTTGACTAAAGTCCCACTTCAACACATTCAATAAATTGTGTACCTTTTTGTCGACTACTTTCTTTTCCATTTCATCTTCGTCGAAAGGTAACTTCTTAAACCAATCAGGTAATTGCAATTCATCTGTTGGATATGCAATACTGCTGAATCCCATATTGTTTGATTTTAACTGACATACAACAACTTTCATACCGTCAGTAATTTTCATACTGTAGTTGTCTGAATTAGCCAGTAGCATATTATTCCAGTTGATACTTGCTCTAACGTGTCCTGGAATAGTTGCTTTCTTTTTCTTTTTACCATCTTCTTTTAGTGCTTCTAACCTAAACAAAGACTGGCTATTTCCTGGCGTTTGTACTGTTTTATTGTATACTTCTGTATATGTAGTTAAGTTATTAACACGTTTAGGCATACCCTTACTCCAAGGATCCATACCTTTAAATCCTTCTTTGAATATTCTAATGTGTCCCATTATGGTTTTCTCATCTCCACCATCTAGAGTTTTAGCAAGTATATCTTCTAAGAAGTCTTGTACAAACTCTGGAGTATCTGACCTTTTAATATCGAGACCCATAATCTTAAGTTTTCCACCTTCTGGTTTCCATCCTTCTAAGTCTAATACATTAATAGCATATCTCTTTTTAGTAATAAACAATCCTGCTCTACCAACTACTTCTCTACCTGCTTTAATAACTTCGCCTTGATGTAAAGGCACGTTAAAGTCATTCTTCATAAAGTTAGGAAAACTTTTACTAACTGTATCTGATACAGAATCATACAACTCTGTTGCCATTTCTAAATCCATTTGTGTGCCTTCGGGCAATGCTGGTGCGGCTGAGAAATACACAGAGTCAGTATCACCATATATAATTGTTTTGCCTTGATGATTATACTCGCCTGTAAGCAGTCTATTTGTTTCTGCACCCATATGACGTGTAATACGTCTACCTGTAAGTGTAGTACTCTGACCTATTCTCATATCAAAGAATCTACAACCTGCATTAAGAATCGCTCCATATAAACTGTTCAAGTTAATCTTTTTGACCAACTGACGTTTATCATAGAATGCAATTTGTTCTGGATCTGTTTGTTCTTTTTTCTTAGCCTGTAAATCTTGTCTTTCTGAATACCAACGTTCAAGTAGTCCTGGAACTATGCCTTGAACATCAGTTCTAAACAAAGTGCCATTAGCACTCAAACACCAAGGTTGATTGCTGTTAAATACTAAATTGTAAACGTCAGCACCAGTTACTTCACTGCTTGAACCATCTTCCATATCTATTATAATAGGTCTTGTAACATCTTTTTGCATAACAAGTTCATACTCATTACTACCAAACTTACCTAACCAAGCATCAGCAAAACTTTTGCCTTCAATCATTATTTTGTCGTTTATTTCTTTTTCAGTGTGGACTGGTCTTAATTGACCTACTACTGTTTCAGGAGCCATATTCAGTGCCCTAAACACACTAGGATACAGACTGTTTAAGTCCATACTGCCTACCCAATCGTGTAAACCTTTTTGTGGGAAAGCAACAAAGGCACCTGCCGCCTGTGTGTTCTCTTGCCTTTCTCTTATTCTATCTGGAACAACCATACCACGCCTATGTGCTTCATTGATAATTGCTTGTTCAGTTGTTGCCACAGCACCCATTGTGGTTGGAAGTAATACAGTATTGTCGTGTGCAATAGTGTTTGCTAAATCAATAAACTGTAATTTGTCATCAATCTTTTTCAACAACATTGTATCCTGAATGTTATATTCTAAAAACAGTTCAAAGTCGTGATTATAAAGTCTATCTAAACTTCCTTCATACGGAACTTTCTTTTCATCGACTTCCATTTCACCAATAAAGTCTAACCTATAACTGTGTCGCTCTTCATAGTTATATTTTCTATAAAGTTCCAAATAGTCCAAATGTACTCTACCAATCAAATCATATGTTTCAGTTTCTCTTCCGTGATTTATATACTTTCTTTCTTTAGGCAACATATCCCACAAACACATTTTTCTTGTTTCGCTTTTGCCTAAAACTTTGATTATGCGATTTATTGTGTAAGGAATATCATAACCTTCTGAATTCCAACCACTTAATATATCTGCATCTTCTATTAGTACTAAAAACTTTTGTAGCAGTTCTTTTTCGTCTTTACATATAATTGTGTTACCCACTTTGTCTGCAATTTTATTTGCTTGTTCGCTGTCTAACGTCTTTGGAGCAACTGCTAAACAAACTATAGCATCACACCAGTTTAATACAACTGCTACCGCTGTGATGGGCATAAATGCGTCTTGTGGGGAACTATACCCTCTTTCAGGGTCAAAGTCTACCTCAATATCAAAAAATGCAGTATGTAGTTTTGGTGCTTCGACACCTTGATAGTGGTCTGAAATGACCCGATTGATTGGACGTAAATCACTTTCAAAAAGTTTTTTACCTCTATTGAATGCTATGTTCTTTTGAAAGTCTTTGTGAGTTGAACAGGTAATTTTACTTACAGAATCACCGTATATGCTTTTGTATTTTCCTTTTGGATCTTCTGCATAAAAATAATATCTAGCCGGATGTTCTACATATTTACGTTTACCATCTATGCGTTCGACAACATTTACTTTATTCTTTTGTTTGTCATAATACGCATCAACGTAACTCATATATCAACTCCGAGCACCACTTCAGGCTGGCACAATACCAAATATTAAAAATTAATTATAGCAAAAACTTTGACTGATGTCAATTATAATGTTTTGCCAACTACTTCTAAGATAGTTTCAAGTTCATCAAACTTATCTCTTTCTGTTCCTAAGGAAGCCTTATGAGCAACTCTAATCGCTTTGTTTAGTGTACCTGCATTTAGGTCCATTTCTTCTGC